CTTTAAACTTAAGCCATATTGGAAAAACGTGACCTAAAAATGCGCTTAATGATGCAATAAAGATATAGTCGGGATAATTAAATTTTACATATAAAACAGGTAATACAGCTTTTGTTATATCCAGTAGTAAAGTTGCGTAGCCCAATGTTTTATTGCCTGTTCTAAGAGCGTTTGTTGCACCAATGTTTCCTGAGCCAAAATCTCTAATATCTTTTTTTTCTTCATTACCATCTACAGATGTAATTAGATATTTTAATCTTGTAGTAAGTTCTGAGGAGTTTTCTTTGTTAATTTTTTTAAGACCTGCTAATTCTCGATCTATTTGTTTTTCTAATTTACCCGTAGCTAATTGATAAGTTAAAACTGTACCAGTTGCTGGGGTGGTAAAACTAAATTCATTTTTGCCTGCTTCAAATTCAGATTCATCAAATTCTTTATTTTCTAAAGTTGACATATCTAAGGTATAATTTTGTCCTTTAACTTCAACATCATAATCCTTACCATATCCTAATATACGAGTAGCAATTAGAAGCGCATTTTTATCACCAACAATTAAATCATCAAGTTTAATATCCTTATTTATAATTACAGATTGTAATAATTTTTCTAATACTACTCCCTTTTGAATAAAGGATTGGTTGGAAAGAATATCCTCTTCCTTAGCAGTCATATATTTAACTTCTACTTTACCACTTGATAGGGGATTGTCTTTAGAATATATTAAACCTTTAGATGGTAATTCTACTTCTTCGGTTGGAAATTTAAATTCACTCATAGTCTTTATTTGGTTAAAACGTTTTTATCAGTTATACATATTAATATAAAAAAAAGCTTGACCGAAGCCAAGCAATTTTTGATAAGTTATGTAATTGTTTCTTAGAAATTTAAGATACAGTAATCTGGTTGTACTGTTAATTGTAGTTCTACAGCAGCACTTTCATTATCCCAGTTATAATCTCCAAAGTTAGCTTCAGTAATCATAGCCCCTTTGATAATCCATTCTGAAACGATATCTCCTACAGGTCCTAATACGTTCATAGTTAAATCCTTTTTATAGAAATCACTATAACCATCTCTACCCGTTACTGACTCATGGTGTAATCTAACCCATTCCATACATGCTTGAGCACCACTTGGAGTAATTGGATCAAATAACGTCATTTGAATTGTGTTCCAAAGTGTTTTACCTTTAACGTATCTTGCAACGTTAATATGGTTCAACTGAACTGTACCTTGAGTTAATGAAACAGCTCCCATACCTTTAATTTGGTATGAAGGGATTCCATCTACATACAATATAAACCTGTTTTGTTGTTTCGGTTCAAATGCTGTATAAAATATTTCGTTTGGGTCTAATACTGCCATTGTTATATAATTTTATTATAAATATTTATAATTATTGTTTTTATTCAGGAAATGTTGCTCCAGTTGGTAAAACGTTGAAATCTAGAATAATGAATTCAGCTGTTTTAGTTGGTTGTAAATAAATCTGACCTACTAGCTCATTTCTATCAATTACGTCTGGTGTATTATTTGTAGCATCCATTACTACTTTAAAAGCATATAATCCTTGTCTTTGTTGTACTGATTCTAAGTATGGGTTTACATTTGCTAAGAAGTTATTTCTTGTTGCATTTGTATTTTGTTCAAATACTAAGTTATCTGATACTTGTGTGATATATCCTTTAAGTGCAATTAATAATCTACGTACATTTACTCTATCTAAAGCACTTGCTCTTTTCTGTAAAGTTTTCTGTCCAAATACTACAACTCCACTTCCTGGGAATGTTGCAATTGGGTTTACATTTGCTTCGTATAAAGTATCTCTATTACCTGATGTTAATTTTCTTTCTGCTCTTACTACACTTCCTAAAGCTCCTCTAAGCAAACCTGCTGGTGCAAACCATGGGTCTGATGAAGCATCTGTAAATGCATAAACTGCAGGAATATATGTTGAAGCTGGTGCCCAAACTGTTTGTCCGGTTCCGGCATCTACCGTTTGTAACCACGGCCAATATGTTGCTGCATATGAACTATCATAAGCACTTGCTTGTGTTGTAACTGTGTTGATTGACGCATTATATGCTACAATATCAATTACTGCTATACAATCAGTTCTACCTTGTGCTAATGTTACTAAACCAGTTGTTTGTGCTGCATGATCTTGTGAATTTAATCCAGGAGCAGTTATTACATTAAACTGATAATCATCTGAGTTGCTAAGTAAGTTAATAGACTGTGTATAATCGTTTGCTCCAATACCTTGTATATTACTTGCATTTATATTTTCATTAAACAATGCATTTCCATTTTCAAAGTTTTTACCTGTAGCATTATCAAAAGATCCAGAGCTAATTTTTGGTAAACTACCAGTAAATTCGCTTTTTGCTTCTCCATTATTATCAAAATAAGAAGGTGTTGGTAAACCTACTTCTGAAACGTATATGTAAGCACTTCTTCGTGGGAAATTACCATTTGTTTTGACAAAGAAATCTGTACCGTCTTGTTCTACAGTTTCGTATGTGTCACCTATTACTTTTGAAATATAATTAGATGCTTGTGGGTCTAAAGATATATTGTTATATGTTTCTAATATAGCCTTTTGTGTTGAAGTATCATTTCCTCTTCTTACTAATAATGAAAATTGTCCTGAAGCTGTGTTTACAGAAGCTATTTCCCATCTAAGATTATTTGCTGAACCACTATCTAATGTACCATTTGCTGAGTCTGTTGATTGATAATTATTCATTATCTCACCTTCAGATATAGTTTTAATTGTAAAAGATGAAGTTGTTTGTAAATCATCAGCTGTTAAAGAATATTCTAAGTTAGTTCCTACTGCCGAATCCGCAACTGCTACCGCACCTAAAGATTGTGATGTAAAGTTTATTGTATCTCCTACTTCGTATCCTGTTCCTGGGGTTGTGATTGTAATATTTGTTACAGATGAAGTAACTGATGCTGCTGTTTGAGTTGCAAGAGTTATACTAGCTACTGCGCCTGTTCCAAGTCCACCATTAACAGGAACATTTAATATTTCAGTTCCTCCAGTACTACCTGTAATATTTAGGTTAGTTCCATTTGAAATTGAAGATAATAATTGATTAGCACCACCAACTAAAGCACCTGATGTTAAAGTACTACCTATAGAGCTTGATGCTTCAGAGAAAGAACCTGTAACAACACGTGTTACTAATAATGATTGTCCTCCTTGAGCAAAATAATTTCTTGCTGAAATAGAGTTTAAATAAGTGTATTGTTGTGATCCACTTTCTATTTGTCCCCCAAATATTGCTTCGTATTGGGAAAAAGTAGAAACTCCCGTTGGAATACCAACAGGTCCCATTACTGCGGGTCCTATAATAGCTGCACCAAAGGTAACAGGTCTAGCCCCAATAAAGGATGAATCATTTTCTCTTGTTAATACACCGGGAGATATTAATGTTGTCTCTGCCATTGTCTATAGTTTATTTATTTTTATTTTATTATAAATATTGAAAAGTATTTCAAAAATTTATTCCTTTGGAGTAAATTCTCCGTTTTCTAAATTTATATTACCTTCACCGTATTTATCTTGTAATTCTTTACCAGTTTTTGCTTGGTTGTCTTGAAGGACTTTAAAATCTTTTAATATTTCTTCTTTTTGGGTTTTTAACGCACTAATTTGTAGTTCTACACCTCCTAATGCGGCAATAACCTCATTTGTTTTATTTTGATATTCTTGTAATACTTGTAACTCTTTTTTTGATAACTTTTGATTTTTCATATATAAATTATTTTGTTGATAAATATGTAAAGATTATTTAAAAGTCGATATCTTCGATATTATTTGTTGTTTCTGTTGTAATAGTAATTTTAGCCTTAGAATTATAAACTTTAGTAGCATTTAATTCTTTCTGTATTGTATCTGGGAGTATATATCCTCTTAGTCTAATATTAAAAGTACCAGTAACCAATCTATCTTTACCTTGAGTTAATTCGGTTGCGGTAGTAAAGGTATCTATAAAAGCTCTAAATTGAAATCTTTCAGGATTACCCCAATAAGCATCTGAAGCGTACTCACATGCTTCTATTATTTTATTTAACTGCTCCATATAGTAAGTTTGGATAATACAGCTATATTCCATTGTAACGTAATCGGGTTGTGCTACTATATGAAATTTTTCAACTGGTTTTCTATTATTTAAAGTACCAAAGTTACTATAAAAGTTTTTTGAACTAAATTCTTTTGACCATTGACCATATAAATTAGGCATATTAGCATCTAGTTTATTAGCTACAGTTCTATCTTTAGTTAATGAGTCCCTTTTTATTACTACAATAGGAAGCATAATTGCTCCACTTTTATCTCTATAGTACCCATCACGTTGAAATGATTTCCATCTTTCAGGCGCACCATATATTACAGGTACTTCTCTTCGTTCACCATTTTGATAAACAAAGGGTTTTATTACATTTTGAAAATAATAAAATACTGCTTCATCAATATCTTTAATACCAACTGAGTATTGTTTGGTAGTATCATCCTTAAAACTCATTTGGTTTGATCTGTTAAAATCAATACCTGTTTCCGTATAATTTGGGTTTGGTGGTGTAATAGAATTATTAGGGTTTCCTGCTTCTCCTCTATCTTCTATCCCTCTAAAAGCAGTATTTTTACTAGTGCTTAGAGTTAATTGACTTTTTGGTATAGGTTTTCTAGGTTTTGCCATTACATTCTTTCTATATGAGGTGAAATTGCTACTTTATCTGCTGGTATGTAATATGTTGATACTAATATTGATACTACGTTACCAAATTGATCTAAATCAGGATTTAATGGATTTGGTGTTCCATCTGAATCATTATTAGGATATTGTGGATTTTTACCTCCCCAATATTGGTTAGCAATTG